AGCCGATTTGTCGGAAACCGTGACCGAGAAGATGAAACGGATGAAAAAAACAGGATACAAGGACAAGGATGGCAACCTCAGATATTCCTTTGGCTTGCATTCTGAGGAAGATTTGAAGAAAGCCGGTCAGGGCGGTGCCAAGGCACATCGCAAGAACTTCATTCGATTCGCTCGAATGCTAAAGCCGGAGATCGATGCCATTGAGAAACAGGGTCACACCACCTTGGCTGCCATTGCAACCGAACTCAATCGCAAGAAGATTCCATCCCGGTATGGAGGAGGGTGGCATCCATCGACTGTGAGAAACCTAAAAAATAAAATCAAGGAGCTAAAATCATGATGGGAAGCAAAAAACCATTCTATCCATCCATCGATGCGTTGATTGAGTCATCGCCCTACAAGGATGAGCCTGACAAAAATGAAGTCCTGAAACTGTTTTCAGGGGCAATGCTATTAAGGATGCTGCATCACGACGTGAAGAGAATCAACGGAAGCCAAGAGGCGATTCAAATGGGAATGTTCATCGCTGAGAGTGGATATCTAGCCGTACAACTGCTGGTCTCAGTGATTCTTCTGCGTGGAGCCAGCAAAACCATTACGGGGTCAGACTTGTTCTTATCGATGCATTCGCTGGGGATCGGTGCCTCTAGGGGCAGTGTGGAAAAGACCATCAAATCAGGAGTCGATCATGGGGTCTTCACCAAGCACCAAGGCACCGATAAAAGGGTTTATCACTATGGTCTGAACCACGACATGATTGAGCCGTTTAATCATTTCATGACCGATTATTTTGGACGTATAACCAACCTTAGCCCGGAGGACTTTGATGAGGTTCGACAAGGCACGTTTCCTTCGAGTGAAGTACCCAAGATGTTCGCATCATTATTGGGTTAAATAATAGGGTTAAAAAATGAACCCTAAAATACAATCTAAAATACAATGTATTTTTGAAGACGATTTATCTTGACCACGAGTAGATGAACAACATAGGATTTAGAACATGAAACAAACACCACCCCAAAACGACCCCGATCTTGAAACCTACATCAGCCAGTGTGAACACGATGGCGATTTTGAATGGGAAGAACAGTGTCACCACATTAAAATGTTCGAGGGGCGAATTTACAATGCCAAGCTCAAGGACATCAGTGACGTCATTTACAACATCAAAACACTCCAAAACATGGCAGCCCAATTGATCGATATTGAGAAAAGCCGACTGCATTCGAGCCTCAAGGTTTCCGCTGCTCATTATGTGATCTCACAAGCCAATAAAGAGTCCAAAAAGAGATTTGAACTCAAAGAAACCAAAATTAAAGCCTATAAAGAGGCACTGAGAGCCAACTTTAAAACCCAATTCAATGCCATCAAATGACTGCATCATCCCTAAATTCATGGATGGGATTTAACGCGTTTAAATCCGTGTCATTTGATTCAATGAATATCCCCCGATCAACCATAAACAGGGATCAAATCAATGCCCCAACCGCCTTATTTTCGGCTGACCTATTGCGCATAATATATACATTGTCTAGTTTTATAGGTTCAGAACCGCTTCGAGTTTTGTTGGATTATACAACTCCATGGAGCCTAGGTTGTTGTATTGATTTTTTCCCCTCTAAAAAGGAGAGAAATCATGCAAAGATCAAAAATCAATGCTAATAAGTACCTTACTATATTCGTTAGAAAATACCAATGTCCTGACTCTCAGGACTGGAAATCTTATGGTGGCAATATGCATCTGGTTAAATCAGATGTTGCTGTCGCAAAAAGAATCCTAGAAGGCGAACACTACGACTGTACTCTGGTTAGATATCTCGATAGAGATGATCCCATTGATCCTTGGAGAGCAGTCATCGCTACCACACCAGTTGAAGAAATCGAGCTTTGATCATGACTAGGTATTATCACGAAAACGTCCACGCCAATGGCAGCACAAATAACATTGAAGCTGCTGAAGGAAAATTGACCCCTTGGGATTGGTTATCTGGATCTCTAATGAAGGATCTATTCAATCTTAATATCTGGGATCCAGATGCGAGGAATACACTCTTAAAACAGATAATGAATGCTTTAAATGGCAGATTCCCTGAACCACTCACCATAACCCCTCAGATGCTATATGGCACTGAAGCAGAGGTGGCTGGGATGCGAACTTGTTTGACCTTGGCTGGATTGCCAGTCAATGATCTGCTTTTTCAATGGAAGTTTGGTACCGCTTTCTTTCATAAAGACCTGAAGCTGGCTTGCAGCTTGGATGGGATCTATGAGATGGGCGACCAACCCATAGCTATGAGATCGGATCCTGGTCACAACATTATCACTCCAAATGATGAAACATTATATCTGTCCGGGAAGGGTGTCATTGAACATAAGACCACCAGAGATAGTTATGATGATAAATCAATTTGTCCTGATTATTATGAGATCCAAGCCAAGGCCAATCTTGAGGTCATGGCATCCAATGATCCTGATTTTAAGTGGTATGCAGTCTCAGTGATCTATGGCAACCGCCCGCATATTTATTTCTTTGAAAGGGATCCCAATTTTGCAGCTGTCTTGGAAGACAAGGTGAATGATTTTTATCGCAGATTGGAAGAAGAAGATTATTACCCCCCGGAGACATCAAAAGGATGTGACTTGCTCAATCCTGTGATCAATGAGGAAAGATGCATCAATCTTTCAACTGATGCCTTAGAAGCTGTGCAAGCGATCCAAGCTGCCAATAAAGCGAAGAAAGAACTCGATAAGATTATCGATCTCAATCAAATGATCATTAAGGCAGAAATGTCAGATGCAAAAACTGGCATTGCCTTCTATGAAAATGATGATGGGAATGAAATTCTCGTTGAAGCCAAAAGACGAGTGATCAATAGAAAGGCAACCGTTGATAAGTTTGTTCCCGGTAAGCCAGCCAGATCCACTCTATCCCCTAATATCTATATTAAGGAGTCTATCAATGACTAAGAAAACAGGAGCAAAAGAATACAATGAGTATTTAGAAAGAAGAAAAATCTTGACCAATATGACCGGATTATCCAAGTCAGAGTTTCGCACTAGGAATAATTGCCTAGATACTTTCAATGCCATATTAAAGTTTTACATCAGCAATGATAAGTGTCCTACGATTCGAGAACTGAAAGAGGAATTGGATTTAAACAGCGAGAGTCCAGTATATGATCGAGTCAATTACTTGGACTCTCTAGGTATGATTTACAAAGACCGAAGCGGTCAGATAAGTTTGAAAGAACCCAATTTCAATTTTTGATTAGTCTTTGGCTTTGTAGATATTCAGTGCCAACAATTCGATGAACCGATAAATCTGATGGATAATTGCATTATCCTTCGGAGTTTTGGTGAACATACAAATGGCAGATGCTACTGAAATAATCATAGTCCAAATGTCTATTAATTGTTCCATGTTTTAACCTCTATATTATTATTTTTTTCGATTCATAAAGCCGACAGCAGACCGCACCCCAAAAGATGCTGCTACGATCACACTTAATAAATATTGATACCAATCAGGCATTTGTTCCAATACTGCAAAACCTTCTTTAACATAAGGCACCGCAGATGGGATGAAGCACAGAATGAGTGGAATTGAAAAGAGGAGGGTAAGCCATTCATCCTTAAAACTGTTCCCGGCATTTTGTTGAGCCACAGTATCCCAATCTTTGGCTGCTTTGGCTTTCGCTTCTGATTTGGAGATGCGACCATTGAGATAGGTCGTCCCAAGTTTGCCGAACAGCTTTAAAAATTGAATCATTGAACCAAGTAGGAAATTAACATGGCAAAAAGGCTAGAGATGATGGTTGCCAACGCAAGCCTGATCTGGGTATTGAGAGTGGTTAGCTGTGACTCAATGGACTCAAGCCTTCTGTAAGTCTCTCGCCATCTTTCATGCTCTGCTGCTTCATGGGAGGTCAGCCGCTTGTCAACTTCCTGAAGCCTCTGTGTTGTCGTCAATTTGCTGGTCATTAATGACTCCTAGTTCTTTTGCTAGTTGACCCAATAGCCATTGATAGGTATTGGATAAAGAAGTGTATTGTGTTTGTGCTTCCTTAAATGCTGTTTCAGATTCTTCCAGCTGAGGACTTAATTCCCTCAACTCGGTATATAAATTCTTTGCTCGATCATTGAAATCCTCTATCTCGTATTCGATTCCATTGAAATTAACTTTCTCTGCTTCCATTTTTTTCTCCTTATATCAAAATGCTGAGTGTTTGTAGTACAAGTCCAATAAAAACAATCCAAAAACCTTTTTGGTAATCAAAATTATCTCCGTCTTTCTTTTGCATGGGTTAAACAGTGAATGTCTCCACTGTTGGGGTTTTTTGCTCATCGATGTCTGACTTGATAGATGCTTTTATTTTTGTGATTTCATCTTCACCGAGTGCATCCTTGACCCAATCAATAACGATTGTTTCAGTCAAATTGTTTTTGCTAACAAATGTGGATGGGTCAAGACTTTCTGTGTCCAGACTTACTTGACCATATTGAAAAGCAGTATATTTTTCATTGGTATGTGGATTGATTTCTGATGAAGTTCCAATCATTCTCCAATGAGCTGTAAAAACGACATCAGCGAAACCTTTGTATTCAATATATGCTTCGACATTGGGGTTTTGGAATGTGTATGTATTTGCCATATTATGCTGCCTCTAATTCTGCAACTCTTGCTTCGAGTTCTTGTATTGCTTTGATTAAGATTGGTACAAAGACAGAGTATTTAACTGCTTTGATTCCTGTTTCATTGCATTCTTTGATAAGACTGGGGAAGATCGGTTCAATTTCCTGTGCAATGACTCCGATTTGTTTTAAATCATCATCGATCAAATTGTAGTTTCTGATCTGTACTTGCTTGAGGTCTTCCAGTTTATCGGTTGCATCAACGATATTTTCTTTGACACTTTGATCTGAGATACCAGCATATGAATTATTGGTATTCATAACATCTCCATCACCATAAACCCTGAACTCACCAGCATTTCCATATACATTCATGACATGGCTTGCGCCACTTACATTTTTAGAAAACTTGGGTCTACCATCAGCGAATAATGCCATTCCAAAATTTGAAGTGCCGATTGTTGTTGAGGTTGTACCCACCAATAATGCACCTCCATCAGTAATTCTCATTCTCGTACTTCCAGCAGTACCAAAATCAAGATTATCATTGGGATCATAAGTTATATACCCAGCATCACTATCATCGGAATCTGCAAATAATATACCTTTGATTGATGTGGTTGGGCTTGCAATTGTTAAGTATGTCGTGTCTGTTCCTTCAATAATTGCCCTTGTTCCAGCTATATAGCTTGTAACACCACTAGACCCATTTCTAGCGTGAAGCGGTGCCTGTGGATCATTAGTATTTATACCTACGAGGCCATCAGAAGTAATGCGCATTACTTCTGTGTTGTTGGTTTTGAAAACAGTAATAGAAGTAGTAGAACCTAATGTCATTCCGCTTGTTGACATGATGTTAAAATCTACACCAGCAGGAGTTGTCAATGTTCCAGAGCTGTCGATGCGCATAGATTCATTGAAATTTGTTGATCCATCAGACGTATAAAATCTTAAATCATAAGTGCTACCAACACCATTTGTCGCATACGATTGTATTCCAGCACGATTTCCAGCACCCGGACCTGAACCATCGCCTGAATAAATAACGTAACCACCCGTTAAAACACCTGATGTTTTAGCTGTTGTTGAAGTAGCACTTATCAAACCGTCACTGGAGCTTATGGATAAAGCTTCTGTCGGACTTGCGGTGCCGATTCCTAATTGCTGATTACCATCGAACCTTGCTGCTTCAGTTCCACCAGTCTCAAACTTCAAAATTGAGCCATCATAAACGATGAAATCTTCTCCTGACTTTTTGAGCCTGACTGCTGTTCCTTCCATTCTGATGTTGGCATCACCCGATGATGCAATTCCATGAATTAACTCAGCTGGTGTTGTTGCACTCCCAATTCCTAAGTTTCCCAAGACATTGAGATTGGATGGGGCTGTGTTGGATGCATTCATTGCTATTGGCAGTGTCAGCCATGCATCATTGGCACCATTTCTCAACTTGATTATATTATTGGTTGTATCAACCCATATCATAAATGGGTACATGGTTGTTGGTTCTGCTGTACCTGAATTGGCACTGGCAATGGCAGCAAGCACATTATTTAAATCTGCTCTTACTGTTGCACCACTGGCATTTGCTATTGAATAATCTGCGACTTGACTCATTGTTTTTCCTCTAAATTGTAATTTTACCCTAAGTTGTTGTAAATCTCATTAAATTAATTAATATCCTCTAGCTACAAAGTCGAAAGTCCTTGAAATTGAAGCATCTGAGCTGTTAAAAAAGTGAATTGTAAATCCAGTATTAGAAACAGAGGCGACTGTGTAATAATCACCTGTGTCCATATCTTGTGCTGTTATTGCGACAGCTGGTGTTGTTTGTTTGAATGCATTATCAAAAGTCACTGCATATGCAGAGGCAGTTGAAGTCAATCGATCTTGATTGAACCTGAAGAAACTTTCTAATTTTCCAGTAAGTTCACTGATATAAATTTGATGCGATGAATCCTGAGTTGATACTTCAGTTTTGAATTTAAATGCTCGACCATATACAGAATTGTTTGTGAATTCAATCCAGCTTGACCAACTAGGAGTTCCCGCTGGATCATCATTGGTTGAAGCATAATACATCTTTAATTTTGCATCATCATAGAGATTCAATGAATCAAAGTCTTCCCATGTGTCCATATAAGCAACACGATTATCAAGATATCCTGAGATATCAGCTGATGTCCATGTACCAGAGCTGACCAGTCCAACATTCGCAACCTGACCATAATCAATGTAATTTGTAAACTCATATATACCTGACTTCTCCAATTCACCCAAAGAATCGAATAAACCCCAAGTATCGAGTAAATCTGTGACATCATCGATATCAATTGCAGATTCCAATTTCAGGGTATTATCATCGGCAATGACCAAATTCGTTTTTATACCAGCCCATCCACTTGTTGCATAATCCTCGGTGTTTGTTTGAAAGTTGAATTTATCAAACATATTTGGTGACACAGTGTTTATGACCAATGTTGCATTGGTTGATTTGTGACCTGTTGAATCGACTGCTTTGATTAAATAAGTGCCAACCAGCAATGGCACCGTGCATCCGTTTTCATTCCCAGCGATATATTCTGCCAATATTCTTGATTCTCTCCAAAGAGCGCTGGAAGTTAGACTGCTATGCCTGATTTCATAATGACCACCGATGTTCACATCAACGTCATCGACCAGATCCCATCGCAAATGTGCTTCTTCAGAGTCTGCTCTTAAAAAGAAATTATCGACATCAGCTGGTGGATCGGTCAGCCCTGATATTTCAGCTATTGTTGAAGCCCATATTGAATAAACATTGGCATCATTTTTGGCTCTGACTCTGAATTCATAGTCTCCCGGTGCGATATCATTGAAATCGAAGAAGTTGCCTGATGTTGCACCCGGTGATTTAAATGGCACTGTACCGATTGATCTGAACTGTACTTCATATTCATCGATTCCAACACCCAAATCTTCCCAATCAGTGTTCCCAGAACTGCCAGTGAAATTCAGCCTTGCTCTGGCCTTAACACCTGAACCAGTGGTTGAAACATACAATGATTCAGTGACATTTGTGATCGCTGGTGGATTGACTGCTGGCAAAACTGTAGTGCCCCTTACTTTAATCACAAGGGCTTTATCATATGATTGAATGCCAAGACGATTGACAGCCCTGACATAAAAGGAATGAATACCAATCGGCAAGTTATCAAAGATATATTCTGTTGATTCTGTTCGATTGGAAACATGTCTTTTTTGAAATTTGCCTTTCCCACCATATAATATTGGTCTGCTGGCTCGACTCATGCTGATGACATATTCTTTGATATAAATGTCTTCAGGTGCATCCCAACTCAATGTCACTCGGTTCGTCAATGTTGGCTCGTCAAATAATATAGTTTCTTCTGATGAAAGGTTCCTGACAGCTCTGATAGCAGTCATATCAGGCAAATCAGTATTATTTGCTGCTGGAACTTGTAAGCTGATGTCATTCATAGAATAAACATCATCACTATATTCTTTGGCGGTAAATGAAATCTCATCAACATAATCCATCGATATTTCTAATACTCTGAATTTTTTGCTTGTCCATCCCATTGAAGCGGAAGTGATTGTTACCACATCTCCGCATTCGACTTGCAATGATTCCACTGTGGCTTTGAATTGCACAACCATTCCTTCTCTGGATTGATTTAGAGCCTGTCTAGCGATCATACTTGCAGTGCGGTAGTCACTGGTAAACGGAAGCTCTATTGAGCCTTCTAACAGCAAATCATTGTCATCGGCATCTCTGGCAAATGCTGAATCTTCAATGGCAAAATCATTCGCCCATTCTTCTTCGCTGTTAAAAAAAGATGCTTTGCATCGATTCCATCTTGTTGATTTGGAACCAACTGAAACCTTTAAATCTCCAATCATATTATCTGTGGTGAAACCGAATGTACTTGAATCTATTTTATCCAGCATCAATTTGTATTTCCCACCTGTAAATATTAGAAAACCCCTACAGGAAGTTAAAAGTTTGGTTAGATTATCAATGGATGTGGAATCTGTGTTTACAACTCCGTTACAGCCATATCTGATTTGATCAACATCTTCGATTGTTACGGTCTCATCACAGTAGTTGGCAGCTGTTATAAAACTCGTATCATCGATATCAGATGTCGATATTGACCTTCCATATCTGGTATTGGTTAAATAATCTCTAATGCATAGTGCTGGGTTATTTGAATATCTCAATAATCCCCATGATTCAATTGTTTTATCTCTGATGTCTCTGATTCTTTTTCCTGAAATATCAAAATTTATAAATGGCAATCCAGAAGTCCAAATCTCTGTGTTGTATTCGAGTCTGACGTATGCATAACACATGCCCGATAATGTGCAATTTGAACTCCATAGAGAAGTTGCATTAACTAAATCAGAATCAGCAACCTGATCATCAGCACCACTGTGAAAATTAACTTTGATATAGGCTCTGTTATCATCACCACCTCTAAACCGAGAATTTATACTGCCATTAGTGTTATACAGAGCCATGTCATTAATATAAATTTGATGCAATTGAGAAACTTCACCCTCACAAATTGCAAAAACCAGATGAAGGAACTTATTATCAGCCCCTGTGCTATGCACAAAAACTCTGGTTCCACCAACCCTTCTTCTGCCATAAATAACTGGTATTGGTGCGGTGTTGGATGGTGCATTGGCTCGAATGGAAATGCCTTCTTGCCCCATATCGCTCACTTTTGGTGCTGTGATTTTACCAAGTATCTTTTGAGCCGATAAGACAGCCCCTGTGGTGACAATACCAGCCACAATCTTGGCAACGAATCCACCACCAAGCCAACCAGCAACTGCTGTGAATATTCTTGCTGCTATCACCCCGGCCATTATCTGACCCTCAATGCATAATCGAAATTGAGATGAGCCAATGGAATGGAGATCACTCCCTTTTCTTCATCGGCACTCATCACTCGATTTCCCAAAACCAAATGAGCAGCTTGGAACATTCCCAAATCTTTAATCAATATGTCTCCAATACTGACTCGGTTGATGTGAATTTCATCGGCACCATTTTCATACATAGCATCCTTCAACATGAATGGATAATCTCTTTGAAATCTGATTGCTGATCGCTTGTTGTCGTATTTTCCGAGTGCTTCTTTTAATAAATCAGTACCCAACATGTGATCCATGTAATCAAGCACAAATGTATTGCAATCAAACAAACCCCAAATAAATGGCTTGCCTAAATACTTCTCAGCGAAACGATGAATTTTTATTTCATTGTAAGACACTTGGAACCCCTAATTTAGATAACTCACCACCACCGAGTTCAGCTGATGTTGCTTTAACTGGTAAAAATACAACTGAATTAGAGCCACCACCAATGCTTGTTGATGCAGCTGCTGTTGTTGTTGTAAATGTCACTGAGTCAGTATTTGGAACACTGACCACTGTATGTTCTTTATTGAGTTCAGAAGGATCCAGACTTGCCACTGGCATGGTATTGAATAAAGTGAATGTATCACCCACTGCAAGACCATGATTGCCTTCATGCAGTGTCACTGTGGTTGAGCTGGCTGTGGTTTCTAGAGGAGGGGTGACGGGTGTTGCTGCATCGATTGTGACTGAATTGCCACCGCCTTTTGCAGTGGATGAAGCAGTTCCAGATGAAGTAAAGCTCACAGTGTTTTCTGTTATGGCAGTGATTGTTTGTGTTCCATTGATATTGGCTGCCACAATCCCACCTGTATCAACCGCCCCAGCAATGACCACTGTATCTCCAACATTTTTTGTGTTGTTCGCTATCTCGACCTGAACAGTTGTTGATCCTGATGTAGTCTTAATGGGTGGTGCTGTGACTTTTTCAAATTTCTTAACTTCTATGTCGAATGAATTATCAGAAACAGATTTGACGTAATGTATGGTATTCAAATTATCAGCTGGAATGCCACCGACAGCTTCTGCATTCTGTATCTCAACCATTTTGCCAGCCGATAAAAGATTGCCCGGCTGTGTAATGGTCACAATGTGTTCATTGTTTGCTGTTGTTTGGGTTTTTATAAATGGCGTTGTTGGAATTTGCTCATTGATTGTGTATCCATTACCGCCACCATGACTAACAGTTGTTGTTATGGTTTCTGTGATCGGCACAGTGAATTTTTGAGCATCGACAACTGTGACCGTATGGGATTTGTTGATGCTGTTTTCTGGCAATTCGCCAACCGCCAGTGCATCGACTATGGTTGCTGTGTCACCTGTGGATAAATTATGATTGAATTGATTTACAACTAGAACTGTGTCCCCAGCTATCACCCCTAAACCACCGCCATAAACCTCATCAACCCAGCTTGGTATTAAAGGAATAGGGTAGTCAGGTATGACAACACCGGGGCCACCCGGAAACCCCGGTGGAATGGATGGTGGCACACCACCTCCGCCACCTGATGTTCCAACTCTGCCCCAATTGATTTCTTTGATTACTTGGTGAGCGTACTGAAAGCCTCGATCATTTGGAAAAAACAATGCTTGTGAATCTGTGTTGGTATATCTACCAGTGGTTTTTATAAAATCCACGAATTGATTTGCAACAGTCACCGATATGACACAATCATTGGATGATTCAATAATGTTTGGTTGATCCATTCTGCCCTGATAGATGATGATTGGATTAACAATGATTGCATTTGAATCATTTAAAAAACCTTTTCTGATGATCAATATTCGATCCATGAAAGTTTCATTCAATATCGTTGAGAGATACGCTCGATCAACACCTGATAATTGAACTTCAATTTCACCGACAGTCATTGCATTTTGTTCAGTGATGTCACTGAAGGTCAAGAAATCACCAGCTGCTGTATATGTTCTGTAATTCCAATCAATATCACGATTGGAATCTGTGAAATAAACTGTGCCAGTTGTAAATTGTATATCAACTAAATGGAATGGCTTATTTTGTGATTCAGCAATTTCAGTCAAAACTGCTGCTGTCATACCTCGATCAGCCATCAGACCACCTCAATCAATGCTATTTCATATGAATATAAGTTGCTGTAATTGGTGCCAAATTCTCTGACATCATCTTGAAAAGATACTTTGAAAGGAACACTGGCAACTGAAACTGTTGCATCACTAATGATTGCCTGTACCGCTGATGGGTGGAATTGCAGTGTTGCATCTCCGCTATCATCACTGCTCATATCTGCTGTGACCATATAAACTTTGTCATGATCACTGAATTTTATGAAATCACCTGATCTCAATATATTGGATGTGGACACTGTCAAACCATCCACATAAGCAGATGTTGACCCAACAGAAACAGTGCCATCAATTACTGGTGTTTCACCAGAGTCTCCCCGTGTGGTTGATATGGTGGGTGGAACATAAGTGAATGTCTCATATTGTCCTTTTTGTTTGACTGAAAAAGCATAAATGGGAGCAAATTCAGCCCTTGTCATAGGAGGAAATGACACATTCAGCATCCATCGTTGACCGCCTCTGGATCTTACCTGTCTTTTAAGACTGATCGTGGTTGAAACCAGAGTTGGCTCAATGGATTGAACTGAAACATCGGATGCAGCTGGTGATGATGGGAATGTACCACTCATTATGTCGCCCCTAGAATCTGCCCTCTACGTCTGAAACTGTTTTCAACAATAGAGACTATGTTGGGTGCTTGCTGTGCAATGGCCTGAGTTGCATCTTTGGAATCCCAAGCTGTGATGTTGAATGCAACATTCACATTTGTTGCACCACCTGACATTTTATCATTAGGCACGATGGTACCCGTTTGGTTTGGCACAAATAATTCAGCCCCTTTTTCTCCGACTAAATATGGGCGACCAGCTGTGACTGTTCCCCCGGCTGCTTTACCCGGTAATGAGGGTAAACCAAAGAAGCCCCTTAATGGGTTTATGATATTCATGATTGTCCATGCTTTTACCAGATCAGTGATGATCATCTTCATAATGTCTTTGGCTAAATTTTTAAAATCAAGGAATTTGTCTGATGTTGCATTGAAAAAAGCAGTGAACGAAGCTGTCATTGCTTGAGTTGTTGCATCTATCGCGCCACCAATTGTATTGAATATATCAGTCCACGCGCTACTTATTTCTTCTCCTCTTTTGGTTGCTGTCACTGTAATTTCAGCGATTGGGTTCATTAATCTTTCAATGCTTGCTATTGTTTCTGAGAAATCGAATGGTTTTTCAAAAATGCCTCGCATTGCTTCTAATTCTAATGCTGCATCTATCATTGATTGACCAAATTGATCTGCAAACTCACTTAAGCCCAAAATAGACCCAGCAGCTGAATTGCTCAGAGTATAAAAGAACTGGAAAAAAGAAACTTCGGCTTCCTTGAGATTAAATTTTAAGCCATTAATGGTTTCAGCAATTGTATTCCCAAAATCTTCAAAGAATTGAATGGATAATTTGACTGCATCAACAAACTTTCCAGCCATATATTGTCCAAATGCTTCCGCACCGCCTCTGGATTCTAAGAATTTGAGTGTCATATCTTCTAA